ACCACACCCACTAACAAATTTAAGCCCCACGCACCGACTAATTCATTCCGTTATAGAAAGTCCTCGTATAAATAATAAATACAGCGAAATGGTTAGATTGGTAAACGGCAGAGCAACAATAAATATCGACGAGTGTTTTAATATGACACAGGGCACATTTGAAGCACTTAATCGTAATTGCATAAGATTTACAAAAAATGAAAGCGGTTTTGCAGCGGTAAAAAGTATTTTAAACGGGGCTGTTCTTGAGATTTTCTGCGAAGACATTAATTCAACCGATGAAGTTTACTGGGAAGTTACAGGTGAAAGAAAAGATGAGACCGCACTTAACTCAGTAGCAACAGACGAAAACGGTAGGTTGATTGTTGAAAAATTGCAAAAGATACTGACAGGTCAGTTAAAACTAAAAAATTAACGTAACATAGGGGGCGTTATGGTACTTGATGCACTTTTAAACATTGGCGGGAAGCTGGTTGATAAACTTATCCCAGACCCACAGGCAAAAGCGGCTGCGCAGCTTGAGTTAGCGAAACTCGCCCAAAACGGCGAATTAACTGCGATGGCTAATGAGACAGAACTGTTCAAACTTGAGCAGCAAAATCTCACAGACCGACACAAAGCTGATATGGCTTCGGACAGTTGGATGAGTAAAAACATACGCCCTGCCACGTTAGTGTTCATTCTTGTGGTCTATACTGTATTTGGGCTGATGTCTGCGTGGGAGGTTGAGGTAAATGAACCCTATGTAGAGCTGCTTGGGCAGTGGGGGATGTTGATAATGTCCTTCTACTTTGGTGGTAGGACACTCGAGAAAATTATAGATATGCGGTCAAGATAATGAACCTAAGTAAAAACTTCACTTTTGACGAGTTATGCCGCAGTCAGTTGGCGCGTGATTGCGGAATTGACAATAAACCAGACTCGGATGAAGTTGTGAATAACTTGAGGTTACTGTGTGAGAAAGTGTTGCAGCCCGTCCGAGACCATTATGGGGAGCCTGTAAAGATTAATAGCGGGTATCGAAGCGAGGAGGTCAACTTACTGGCAAGGGGCTCCAAGACTTCTGACCACATTACCGGCTGCGCGGCAGACATTGAGATTGCTGGGGTGCCTAACGCAGAGTTGGCTACATGGATACGGGACAACCTCGAGTTTAAACAGGTTATCCTTGAGTTTTACATCCCCGGCGTACCAGATAGCGGGTGGGTGCATGTGTCATACGACCCTAACGAGTTAAAGAAAGAAACGCTTACTGCCGCTAAAATAGACGGTAAAACTAAATATATGACTGGGTTGGTTGCCTGATGCCATTTATAAAACTTGAGTTTCGTTCGGGAGTAAACAGAGACCAGACCAACTACACTGGCGAAGGCGGCTGGTGGGAGACTGAAAAGGTACGCTTTTTCAGCGGTTTTCCTCAAAAAATAGGTGGTTGGGCTTCTTACACCACAGCTCAAATACTTGGCACTTGTCGTCAGATGTGGGGATGGATTACTACCTACAATGACAATTTCTGCGCGTTAGGCACGAATAAAAAGGTGTATATCGAGGGTGGTGGTACGTTATATGACATCACTCCTCTAAGAACGACCACAGCTGCGGGGGACGTTACTTTTGCTGCTACTAATGGCTCATCCACTTTAACGGTTACCGATAACGCGCACGGCGCAATCGCAGGAGATTTTGTTACTTACTCCGGGGCGGTGTCTTTGGGGGGTAACATAACGGCGGCGGTTTTAAACCAAAACTACGAAATTGCTACCGTAATCGGGGTAAATTCATACACCATAACAGCTAAAAACACGAGCGGGGTTACTGTTACAGCAAATGCCAGCGACACGGGTAATGGCGGGGCGGCGGTCGTGGGCGCGTATGAAATTAGTATAGGCGCGGCTAATGGGTATTTTGGCTATGGGTGGGGTACTGGTGGTTGGGGGCGCTTGGGTTGGGGCGAAGGTTCAGGCGCTACATCCGGTGTATTCATAGCGCAACGGGATTGGTGGTTTGCCAATTTCGATAATGACTTGGCTATGAACATACGCAACGGTGCGCCCTATTACTGGGTACGTGGCACAACGGATGACCCCTCAACGGCACTGGCTACCCGCGCTGTTACTCTTCAATCTTATGCCACTACTTCCGGGTATGACGCCAACGACGTGCCTATTGTGGTTGGGCAGCTTTTGTTGTCACAGAACGATAAACACTTACTTGCTTTTGGTGCAGTGCCGTATGGTTCTACTTCGAGTGCTGATTTCGACCCCTTGTTAATTCGCTGGGCAGACCAAGATAACCCGGGGCAGTGGGAACCGTTGGTAACGAACTCAGCAGGGTTTTTGAGGGTTTCACGAGGCTCCAGAATTGTTCGCGCAATGCCAACCAGACAGGAGATACTTGTTTGGACAGATGCCAGTTTAAGTTCTTTGCAGTTTTTGGGTACTACCGATGTGTTTGCGTTGCAGGAATACGCTGACAACATATCTATTATGTCGCCTCGCGGGGTAGTGACTGCTAACAACATTACATATTGGATGGGGGTTGATAAATTCTATGTGTATTCTGGGCGTGTGGATACTCTGCCTTGTACGGTCAGGAAGTATGTATTTGGTAACATGAATACTACGCAGGCAGACCAGATTATTTCTGGCACGAACGAAGCGTTTAACGAGGTCTGGTGGTTCTACCCTAGTGCGACTAGCGCAACAGTAGACCGCTATGTGGTTTATAATTACGGCGAAAACATATGGTATTTTGGTTCCATCAACCGCACAGCATGGATTGACTCTCCTTTGCGGCATTACCCACAGGCCGTAGACACCGATTACGATACCCAGATAGGTACGTTTTACAACCAAGAGTACGGCACTGATGCTGATGGCGCGGCAATAGAAGCCTATATTCAATCCAATGACTTTGACCTCGCGGATGGGGATAAATTTATTTTAACCAAACGCATGATTCCCGATATTTCATTTGGGTCTTCTACGGTGGAAAACCCGGAGGTTACACTTACTATACGCACCCGAAACTTCCCCGGTTCTACGTTTAACACAACAAACGACGATACCGCGAATGTCACAGAGACCAGTGTTGACTCTTTTACACAACAAGTATTCATTCGCGCTCGTGCTAGGCAGATGGCGCTTAAAGTAAGTTCTGAAGATTTGGGGGTAGCTTGGTCTTTGGGTACGATACGTTTAGACGGCAGAGAAGACGGGCAGAGGTAACACTATGGCGATGGAAAAATTCAGGTCTAGTCCTTTACCTATCCCCCCGCAGACGTATGATTCTATTTACATGCGGCAGCTTATACAGGTGCTGGAGTTGTATTTCGGACGTTTAGACTCGCAAACTCCTTTACAGGCCGAATATTTTAAGGGTAGGGGCGACCAGCTTGTTTTGCCACATATCGCGGCTTCTGACGACACAGACCAATATGCTACCGGGGATGATGTTCCTACACTTGTTAACTGGAGTACGTTGGATTCTGGCGCTGGATTTACCCTTAATTCTCCGGGTTCGGCTACCGCAGACTACGCTGGCGTATACAAAATAGATTATAGCTTACAGTTTGTTAACACGGACAACGATTCTCATTATGCTACAGTATGGATAAAGCTGAATGGTGTAGAGGTAATCAACTCTGCGACGCAGTTTTTTATCCCCGCACGTAAGTCTATGGCTAATTTTTCTTATGTGTGCGCGTATTCTACGGTTGCAACTGAATTTGCCGTTGGTGATGAAGTAGAAATATACTGGGTGACCGATAAAGCCTACAGCACTACAGGGCCTGTTAACGGAGTGTATATGTTCCATGATGATGCGTGGACAGACCCGCCAGATGCTTACGACAGACCTGCGATACCTTCAGCAGTAGGGTCTATAACTTTTGTATCAGCGGTAGTTTAAACGTAATTTACTATTTAGGATGGCCCATTTATGAACACGAAAGACATAGCCAAAATAGTCCAGTCCAAGGGTAGAGACGAGGATACCATGCTTATCCACATGACCCCGGGCGAGGTTAAGGGGTTACAAGCTATTGCTTTGGCGCATGGTGGGTCTCTGACGATTAACCCGGAAACAGGTTTACCCGAAGCAGGGTTCTTGAAGAGCTTGCTGCCTATGATTGCGGGGGCGGCTTTGGCGGCTACCGGTGTGGGTGCGCCTATGGCGGCGTTGATGGTGGGTGGCGGTTCTACTGCACTTGGCGTGGCGAAAGGCAAAAGTTTCGGTGACGCGCTTGGTTCTGGGCTGATGGCTGGATTGGGCGCGTATGGCGGTGCGGGTATAGGTCAGTCTTTGGCGGGTATGGGGGCGAAAACTGCTGCGTCTGAAGCTGCTACAAATTTAGCTAAAAATGCAGCCACGGCTGGGTACGGTGGTGTCCCCGGAGTAGCGATGCCCACGGTGGCTCAAACTGGTGCTGCACTTGGCGCTACGGGGACTTCTGCCGCTACCGCTGCTAACACTGCGAATACCGGTTTAGCCGGGTTAAAAAACATGGGTGCCGGGGCGAAAGCTCTTTTCCAGCCCGGGGGCCTTTCTGCTTTTGGAACAGGGTTTAAATCTGCGGTTAATCCCTATATTGGCGGAGCTGGGTTGTTATATGGAGTGGCCAAAGCAGCAGATTCCACAAATAAACCCACACAATTCCCCGGTCTACCCCCCGACCGCACGGCAGAATATATTGCTGCATACCAGCCGCAGTATGAGCGAGATGTTGTATTTAGGGGACAAGGTGCGCCGGAGGATAGTTCGGAGTTCCAATACTTCCGTCCCAAAGCTAACCTGTCCGATACTCTCCGTGGTTTGACTGCGGCACAGGGTGGTGAAATAGGCATGAAAGACGGGGACTTCGTGCTGGACGCCCGCACGGTATCTGAAATAGGTAACGGTAGCAGTAATGCTGGTAAAGAGATTTTGTCCCGTATGGGCGGGATTCCCGTAGAAGGCGCTGGGGACGGGGTCAGTGACTCTGTTCGCGCCAATATAGGCGGGGTACAGGAAGCTAGAGTTGCCCGGGATGAGGTGATAATCCCGCGTAATCAAGTGCAAGAAATGGGTGGCTCTCAGCGGCTGTACGATTTAATGAAGCAGGCGCATGAGGCACGTAAGACGGCGGATAGAGGCGAAGACACGGGATTAGCTCGTGGTTTGATGCCTGTCTGATGGAAGTCTCTATCGTACCCACTGAGTATGTAGACCAGTGCTGGGATAGGGTGAAGGTACATCTGGAAAAAGCAGTAGAATACACGTATGGTAGGTTCACGCTGGAAGATATTTACATCTCCGTGAAAGAAGATAATCATACGTTATGGGTGGCATTTGACGATGAGGGTGTTAAGGGGGCTGTAGTCACCAATTTCACTTCTTATCCAAGAAAGAAGTTCGTCCATCTGGCTTTTATAGGCGGTGTGGAAGGACACAACTGGAAAGAACCGATGCTTGAAATCTTGACTCGGTGGGCTTACGACAATAACTGCAATGGGTTAGAATCTGTCGGACGCCCCGGATGGGCCAAAATATTCAAGAATTATGGCTATAAATTAGTCGGCTACGCATATGAAATACCCGCAGCCGATTCGGGTATAGGAGAAAGAAATGGGAAGCAGCAGCAGCAAACAAAGTAACACAATGCCAACAGGCAGCACTGTATCAACTCCTCAGTTGCCTTCATATATGCAGCCGTACGTGGCCGATGTTTTATCACGCGGGCAAGGTGATGGAGCGCGTACAACTGGAGTGGATACTACAAACCGAAACCAGACTATTCAAGGAACCAACTTTCAGACGCAAGCTGAGTATTTGCAGAATATGCGGCAATTGATGTCTCAGCATCAGCAATTGCAAAATATGCCTAATCAAAAGTTATCGTATCAACCATTGCAAAATATGCCTAATCAAAAGTTATCGTATCAACCATACACTCCGTATAAAGACCAGCGTATAGCCGGCAATCACTTCCCCGCCTTATTTACCTCCGGGCAGACAGCCGCGCAGCAGGGTATTTTAGGGCTTCAACCTGCGGGCCAATTTAACACGGCTACACAGTTTGATACCCAAGCAGGGTTAGCGGGGTTGGGTGCGTATCAACCAGCTCCTAATGTACAGGCTCCGCAGCTTTCTCAATACACAATGGGGCCTGCACAAGAAGTAAGTTCCCGTATGCTTGCGCAAGCTCCTGCCAATGCTTTTAGTGGTGTTCCGCAACAGGCATCTCAAGGAACCAACTTTCAGACGCAAGCTGAGTATTTGCAGAATATGCGGCAATTGATGTCTCAGCATCAGCAATTGCAAAATATGCCTAATCAAAGTGATGGAGCGCGTACAACTGGAGTGGATACTACAAACCGAAACCAGACTATTCCGGATATTTCCGGAGGATACGGCGGAGGGCCAGCATTGCAACCCGCGCAACCCGCGCAACCCCCGCAACCTCCTATGTCTTTGCGGGCTATGCTTGCGCAAGCTCCTGCCAATGCTTTTCGTGGTGTTCCGCAACAGGCATCACGGGGTATTTTTAACTCCCAAAACCCTCTTGAGGCTAGGGGTTTAGGGGCTTTACAAAGAAGTTCATTTATGAAAGCACCCAAGTAAATAGTAGGAAGCGCTAAGCAGCCGATTCGGGTATAGGAGAAAGAAATGGGAAGCAGCAGCAGCAGCAAACAAAGTAACACGATGCCAACAGGCAGCACTGTATCAACTCCTCAGTTGCCTTCATATATGCAGCCATACGTGGCCGATGTTTTATCACGAGCGCGAGAGTTATCGTATCAACCATACACTCCGTATAAAGACCAGCGTATAGCCAAATTTACTCCTGAAGAAACTTCAGTGCATGAAAGAATTACGGCGCTTCAACCGCCCGGTCAATATAGCGCAGCCACAGACTTTGCTACTAGAGCTGGCAATATAGGTCTAGACGCGTATAAACCTGCACCTGCGATCAACGTGCCAAATTTTTTAAATTGGGGCGGTGGTTCTGGCGTTGGGCCTGAAGGTGTGCCAAGCGGTTACCAAATGGAAGGCCCTGAGCGTGTTGCTGCGGAACGCGCCAGTACTGATTCGTTTGTGCAACCCGGTGTTGCATCGCAATATATGTCCCCTTATATGCAAAATGTGGTGGATGTACAGAAACAGGAAGCCACACGCGATGCGCAAAAAGCGCAGTTAGGGCAGAATCTTGGTGCCGCGCGACAAGGAACTTACGGTGGGGCTAGGCAATTACTAGCCCAAACAGAACGTGAAAAAGCGTTGGGGCAGCAGTTGGGGCAAATTCAAGCCACGGGTTCTCAGGCAGCATACGATGCTGCGCAGCGTCAATTTGAAGCGGAACAAGAGCGTAAGTTGCAGGCGCAAAAGACAAATATTTTGTCTCAATTAGAAGCCGCTTTAGCAAATCAAAAAACAGAATTTGAAACAGGTAGAACAAATCTTGACGCTAGGATGGATTTAAACAAGTTATATAGCAGTTTAAATTTTGATGCTTCTAAGGCTGATGTAGACGCAGAAATGGAAGCGCGTAGGTTGGGGCTTATTGGTACAACCATAGGGCTGGATGCGTCAAAAACTCTTGGTGATTTAGGGTCTTCCGAACTTGATAGTCTTCTTAAAATGTATGGCGCAAAAGGTGCTGTTGGAGAAGATATACGTAATATGAAACAGCGTGAGCTTGATATGCGCTATCAAGATTTCCGTCGTCAATACGGTCACGACGAAGAGCAGTTGAGGAAGTTTGCAGACTTGCTTAGCGGAGTTCCCTCTCCGGGGCCTTCCACGGTTACGTCGTCATATTCACAACCTTCTTCCCTATCTGGACAGTTGCTAGGCGCGGCGGGCAGTCTTGGTTCTGCGTACATGTTAAGTCCTTATGCTCGTGGGGAAGCTAAAGGTGGCGAGATAAAGGCATACAACAACGGCGGTCTGGTTGCACTTGCTGAAGGCGGTGTTACTGGCCATGATAACAGCGTGTTTAAACTTCGTGACAATCCAAAAGATATTCTGTATAGCACGATGGGAGA